ACATGTATAGACTGAGAAAACGGAGTTACGAAATGATCTTGAACAGCACCCCACAGAACGAAGCAATCATCTCTAACGTAGGTGAGATTGGTGAGTTCCGCATTCGCAATAGTGCGAAGGCTTTTAGCATTCTTTCAAGCGGTTTGTACGCAAATAAGATTCGTGCAATCATCCGTGAACTTTCTTGCAATGCTATTGACGCACAGGTTGCGGCAGGCACTCAGGATACTCCGTTTGATGTGCATCTTCCTAATGCGCTTGAACCTCACTTTTCAATTCGTGACTATGGTACCGGTCTCTCGCATGAGCAGGTAACTAACATCTATACCACTTACTTTGAATCCACGAAGACCGCTTCGAACGAATTCATTGGTGCATTGGGTCTTGGTTCAAAGTCGCCCTTCTCTTACACTGACAACTTTACTGTTACCGCAGTTAAGGATGGTCGTAAGGGTGTATACACTGCATTCATTAATGAAATGGGTGTTCCTTCTATCGCACTAATGATGGAAGAAGAAACCACTGATCCGAATGGTGTCGAAGTTCGTTTTGCAGTTGAAGAGCGTTATGACTTTGGCAAGTTCCGTGACGAAGCCCGTCATGTGTATGAGTACTTCCCGCATCGCCCAGTAGTGAGCGGCTGTGCTGATTTCAAGTTCCGTGACCCTGAATACACCGAGCGTGATATCATTCCAGGTGTTCACACTGTCAGTGGTCACTATAGTTATGCTATCATGGGTAACATCAAGTATCCAATCGATGTACCTAACAGTGATAAGGCACTTGGTGATCTTCACAATCTGCTTCAATGCGGTCTTGTAATGGAATTCGCAATCGGTGAACTTGACTTTCAGGCTTCACGTGAAGGTCTGTCATACATTCCTGAAACGATTGCAAGCATTAAGGCTAAGTTGGAAGCACTGAATGGTCAGTTGGCTGTTCATGTTGCTACTAAGGCTGATGCTATCGAAAATCTTTGGGAACGTGCTACGTTTCTTAGCAAGAACCTGCATGAAAGTTTGTGGCAGGCTGCTACTAACAAGTATGTTACTGACACTAACTTTGCACTTATTGACCTTGCAAATCGTTATGGTTCACGTACTAAGGTGTTTCAGTTTACAGAAGCAGAACTTGCTAAGAAGTATAACATTGTAATTAAATCTTTTGCTAAGAACCGCGGCGACAACGCATGTCGCAACCGTAATGCCGATAAGATTTTTAACAATGTTACTAAGGCTTACGAAGTTACTTGGACTATTCCAGTTTCACTTGACTGCTACTTTGTGTTTAACGACACTAAGGTCGGTGCTACTGAACGTTCTAAGTATCATTGGAGGAACACAAAGCAGGAAGTATATACTGAAACTGTTTTTGTGTTTGAGGCTAGTGACAAGTCTAAGCCTGTTCTTAAGAATAAGTTTCTTAAGGCAATCAGCAATCCTACTGACAAGCAGGTAAAGAATGCTTCTGACCTTCTTGAGAAGGAACGTGCAGGTGGCATGGGTCGCAATGTTACTATCTTGCGTCTTGAGCGCCGTGACAACGGTGGTTGGAATCGCCGTGATGATATGGTATGGCGTGATGCGGCTAAGGCTGATGCGTTTGATGATAATACTACCTACTATTATCTTCCTATCTCTGGCTTTACCTCACTTGGTACAGTATCAGACGTAAAGACGTTTCAGACTTATCTATCCCGTGCAGGTCTGTACACTGGTACTATCTATGGTGTTCGTAAGTCTGATATCGAAGATATTAAGAAGCGTTCTAATTGGGTGAACCTTGATGAACATATCAAGACTCTTTTGGAAAATATTGGTTCTAGTGATGTAATGGAAATGGTTAAGTCGGCTATTGACATTAAGGCACTTTATCAGTATAATGCAATTAAGCATGTTGATTCAAACAGCCCTTATCTCAAACTCTTCAACGAGTTTAAGGACGTTAAGGAATCTGATACGAATAAGCAAAGTGGAATCGAATTCTTGTGTAAGGCATATGATGTACAGACTACGGGAAATGTTGACCCGTCTGCTCTCATCGCTAAGTACAAGAATGAGGTAGAGGTTATTCAGAAGCGTTATCCGCTTCTTGATAGTCTCGCTAAGTACAGCAGGATCAATGGAGAAGATGTTGCTGAATATATTAACGCAATTGATATGGTAAAGGCAAATTAAAATGAGTTATCCGTTTATTGTTCAGGGTTCGAACATCACTGTTGTTATCGGCAATCAGCCGCACACAATTAACAAGAGCCACATCACCTATGATCGTGTACTAAAGGCGATTAAGGCTAATGATTGGGAAACTGTTAAGGACATCATCGAACCTAAGAAGGTGGTCCTTGAGTATGGTGCTGGCAATATCAGCATCGAAGGCGAAACTCTTTTCTGGAAGGGTGAAGAATTTCATAACAGTCTTTCTACTCGCATGATCCAAATGCTACAGGATGAGTTTCCAATCGAACCGCTAGTTGCGTTCATGGAAAATCTAATGCAGAATCCTTCAAAGCGAGCCGTTACTGAACTGTATGGCTTCCTTGAAAAGAACAATCTGCCAATCACTAGCGATGGACATTTCTTGGCTTACAAGAAGGTCAAGCAGGACTATACTGACTGCTACACTGGCACTATGGATAATGGTGTTGGTAAGGTAGTTGAGATGGAACGCAATCGTGTTGATGACGACCAGAATAACACTTGTTCAACTGGTCTGCACTTCTGTTCACGTGACTATCTAAATCACTTTGGTGGTGAACGTATTGTGATTGTTAAGATTAACCCACGTGATGTTGTAAGCATTCCAACTGATTACAACAACGCTAAGGGTCGTGCATGTCGTTATGAAGTCATTGACGAAATCGACAAGGAAAAGGCTGACGAGGCTTTTGCTAAGTCAGTCCAGGATCAGGCAGAGCGTGAAGCAAGTGTCCTAACTGAGGATGATCTTAAGAATCTTGCAAAGATGCTTAAGGCCGTTGCTAAGGGCGCTGACGTAGCGTAAAAACAACAGTAATATGTTGCAAAACAGCGGCTTAGAGTAATCTAGGTCGCTGTTTTTTTGGATAAAAAAGGTTGACTTTTAATAAAAACGGTGTTACAATACATATATAAACACTGAGATAAAGGAATACGAAATGGCTCGCTATCAACGTCCCGCTCTTAATCTGAATGCAGTTGATGTTTGGGGTGCTGCCGCGGCAGCACAGCGTATCAATGGTTCCTATATTAAGGTTCCGCCTGCTGATGAAAACAGTGAATACATCACTGAAACGAATCGAGCCATTATCAGTAACTTTCTTTCTGATACTTCTCTTATCAGCGATGCCGACAAAGAACAAGGCGAATTGATTCGCAACTATTACAAAGGTCTGACCTTCAAGATTTTGCAGGGTGTCAAACTTAATGATTTTGATAGCACTGCATTGGCTATCGCTAACCGTGACGTTATCGATTCTAGTTATGACATTGCAGTAATTGCATCATTGCCCTCTTGTTATGTTCGTGCCAAATCATATGATGATGCAAACGCACGTGTACGTGATGCAAGTGGTCATATCAGCACTGTTGGTAACAAGGTTACTCTTGACATTGAAGTTATCAAGTGTGTTTACTCAGTAAATTATAATGTGTTTTTTGTCACTGGATTGACCAGTGACAACAAGGCAGTTTTCTTTTCATATCGTGAACGTGTTGAACGTGGCAATAACATTACTGTTACTGGCAAGGTTAAGGCACACCGCGATGATGCTACTCAACTTTCTCACACAAAGGTTCATAATGATTAATTTTATTTCAGGTGTTATCGTAGGCATTGTTGTTGCTACAGCAGGCTTTAGTGGCATTGCAAAAATGCTAGACAATGGCGTAGATAAGATTAAGACCACTGTACAAGAACAAACAAAGGAAACAGATAAGTGAACGTTTTAGATGTACGCTGGTATTGTGCAGGTCACGGTAACGTAGGCATTGTTCGTGTCATGACTGAATACGAAGGCATTCGTTATTACATCGGTCGATGCGAAGGTATCAATGAAGATGTAGATAGTCAATATATTGCCGATTGGGGAAGCAGATTTCCTATCGAAGTTGGCGATGTATTGTTTGGCGTTGATGAAGTTAAGAACGGCACTGCTGTGCAGATTCCAACTAACAAGGAACAAGCACAATTAATGGTATTACTAGGTACACGATTTTTGGAAGACAACTCATGAAACAAATTTATCGCATTCGTCCTACAGATAAAAAGTCAGTAGAAGTACTCTATGATGTATACAGCAACAAAGACGGAGAAATTCGTAGTTGGTCTGTTACCGAAACTTATCGCTGGGGACAGGGCTTTGTTGAAGACAAATCCGAACTTCCATTTAAGGATGACAAGTATCACATTGTAGACGGTAGCCTAGGTTGGGGTACTGAACTAGATGATCTATGCGCAGTAGATTTTGAGTTTGACGATTCTTTTGACGAAGCCGAAAAACAGCAAATCGAAGATGCATGGGAAGAAGGTGGTGCAGGTTGGCTCTTTGACGGTGAACATGATTGGCTAGTTGACTACGACAGTATTACCATTTTAGGGCCCTTTAAGGTTGACATTGTTGACGAGGACGAGTATAATAGTGTTATCGAATCAGATATTGAATTAGAGATTCGTCCCCCGTTCAAGGCTACAGAGGCTTGGCCATTTGGAGATAAAGAATAATGTCAGCAAGTTGGATTAAGAAATTAAACGAGTCAGATGGCCGTCTTCACAAAGAAGATGTACTTAAGCAAGCACTTGAGGCTGCTACACTTGGTAGCACAAATAGTCAAGTCTTCCTAGGCTTTCTCAAAGCATGTTATAACCCCTATGTAACATTCGGTGTCAAGCAGATTCCCGATACGATTGGTATTGTTGATGCTGAAAACCCTTGGACTGAATTCAATGAGTTGATGGTACAACTTAGTCAGCGTAGGTTGACTGGTCATGCCGCACGTGATGCTATTCAAGAAATGTCAGAGCGGTTTGATTCTATCGAATGGAATACATTCCTTGCTCCTGTACTGCGTAGAGACATGAGGGCCGGTATCTCTAGTACTACTATCAATAAAATCTGTAAAAAGACTGACTACGAAATCCCTATCTTTGGTTGTCAACTTGCAACTAACAGTGAAGGTCGTCCTGAAATGAAGGGTATCAAACGTCTTGAACCTAAACTAGACGGTGTTCGTGTACTGATGGTTGTTATTCACAGTGACTTCGGTGATGTTACTGTTACCAGTTATAGTCGCAATGGTAAAGTATTTGAAAACTTTACTCACATTGAAGAACAGATTCGTGACAACCATCTTAAAATGATTAGGGCCACTAGCAAAGCAGAACACGAACCTCGTGCATTAACAGAAGGCTATGTGCTTGACGGTGAAGTCATTGGCAATAGTTTTCAAGAATTGATGCGTCAAGCAAGACGTAAGACAGACGTACAAGCCGAAGATAGTGTGTTTAACATCTTTGATATTATCCCATTGCAAGATTTTCGTCGTGGTCATTGGAACGCACAATTACACAAGCGTATAGGTTTACTAGAATCAATGCGTAGTGTAATTGAGAACATGCATAATGTTGAACTATTGCCTCACATTAACGTTGACTTAGATACGTTTGAAGGTAAAGATCAACTTGAACGTTACGCTAAAGATAATGTTAACGCAGGGTTTGAAGGCATTATGATTAAAGAATTGAATGCCCCTTATCTGTGCAAGCGTAGCACTGACTGGATGAAGTGGAAGCCCACTATTACTGTAGACTTGGAGGTCATCGGTGTTGAAGAAGGTACTGGTAGAAACTTGGGA